TGAAGAGGAACTGAGGGATATTGTTTCAAAATATCCTACAGATAAATGTTGCTGGGAGAATTTGCCAGAAGCTCATGAGAGAGATAAATACACGAATAATAAGGAAGCCCTGTGGAGTTCAGGAGGCTTATTTGCAACAAATTATGGAACGGAAAAAGCTATAGCTGATGGAATCCATTACATCTGCATGTTAGACCATGATGATTATTGGACTCCTAATCATTTGGAATTATTAAATGAGACATTACGGGCAACTAACGCAGATTGGATCTGTACAAAATCAAACTTTGTTGGTAGTAAGGTGTACTTACCTAATCATGTAGTAACTAAGAAGGTTTCTAAGTTTTTGCCTTTACCGAAAGGATGTATAAAATCTTCGGTATGTTATAACGCCAGAACTATACCCGTACGTGGAAGGGATGTTTTTGCGGAAACAGGGAATATTTTTCCTAGTGATGCTGATTTATGGGGAAGAATGGCTGATTACATAACCAAAAATAAACTACAGAGTTACCATATAAGTGAGCATACTTGTATCCACGATTCCGAAGGATACGAAAGAAGTCCTAAGGGTTGTCTAGTGACACTTATTACTCCTACAGGGGATCGTCCAGAAGCATTTGAATTGACACGGAGATGGATAGCTAGTCAGACAAAACAACCAGATCAGTGGATTGTCATTGATGATGGTAAAGTACCGTTACCAGAAAGATTACGAGAAGGATTAGAATATGTACGAAGGGAACCGAGGGCTAATGAAGGACACACGTTAAATTTAAATATGAAAAGAGCGGTTCCCCTCATTCGAGGAGCTATGATACTCATTATTGAAGATGATGACTGGTATGGACCAGATTATATTGCAGTAATGAGTAAGTATCTACAAGATTACAATCTTGTTGGGGAAGGGTGTGCTCGGTATTACTATCTGCCGACAAATAAATACCATCGTGTGAGAAACATCCATCATGCAAGTTTTTGCCAAACGGGGTTTACGAGGGACTTGCTTCCCGTTTTTGTAGAGTGCATTCCAGGAGATCCTTACATAGATGCTCGTTTTTGGGAAATAGTCATAGATAAGAAACTTGTATTTACAGATGTTGAGGATAAACTCAAACTGCATTGTTCTTTAAAAGGGTTGAAAGGAAGAAAAGGAATAGGAACAGGACATGATGCCCATGCCAGTTATTTTGATCCTGATGTTAATCTGAAATATCTGATTAAATGGGTTGGTAAGGAAAATGCCGAAATCTACATGAATTTGTTTGGTAAGAACATAAAAGGGGAAACAATCTCTACTAAGGAGAAGAAGGACCTGTCCGATGCTCCTAAATTAAATATTCCAAGCAATGCGGATGTAACGGTTATCACTTGTACTGGAGATCGTCCAGAATCATTTGCTCTGCTGCAAAAATGGATGGCAAAGCAGACAGTTCTACCTAAGCAGTGGATTGTCGTTGATGATGGTCGAGAGCCCTTAAAGAAGACAGTGGGATTTGAATACATTCGACGGGAGCCGACAATAAGTGACTATACTCATACATTGTGTTTAAATCTTGAGAAAGCATTGGCAGCCGTCAATTATAATAAGATTGTTATTATGGAGGATGATGATTGGTATGATCCTACTTATATTGATTATATGAGTAAACTATTGGATAGAGCGGATCTTGTGGGATTTGGTAATCTTATTTTTTACTATCCCAAGACTCATAAATATATGGTAAAAGGAATGCCAAAAAATCCAGCATTTGCCCAGACTGCTTTTAAAAAAGTATTGATTCCTGTGGTACAGGAAATATGTCGTTCTGCTCCGAAGGAGTACGAACTTTGTGGTAAAGGTCTTGTAGATCGTTTTCTATGGAATCATTCTTTGGATATATCTGTAACGGAAAAGTGTGTTAGACTATTGGTATCTTTGAAAATATCTAATGGGAGGGTTGTCCCTGCAGGAACAGTTTTTCCTCCTCCTATTCCTACAAGTATTATTCGCAGGGCAGAAGGGAAAAGAGGTGCAGAGTATTTTTATAGGAATGTTTCAGAGAAGAGGACAAAGTTGATAGTTACTTGTGAAAAATATATTACTGTAGGTATGAAAGGAATGCTTGGAAGAAAAGGGCTAACCACCCATCATAATATAGATAATAGGAAATATAAGGAGGATGTAGGTGGTAATATGTTGAAATCTATATTGAAATCTGATGCCGACTTTTATTTGGATAAAGCATGAACGAACTTATTACGGGAGTTACGGTAGTTTGTAATACGAAGGAATTGCTTGTGCGGGCTATTACTTCTGTGCGGTTGTTTCATCCCGATATGAAAATTATAATTGTTGATGGTTCAAACAGGAAGAACCCTTGTTACGCTCATGTAAAAACGATGGTAGGAATTAATACCCAAGTAGTGCAAATGGGGTATAACATTGGTCATGGAAAAGGGATGCACATGGGATTGACCCATGTGAAAACCCCGTATGTATTGTTCTTTGATTCTGATATAGAGATGTTGAAGTCTCCGGTATCTGATATGTTGAAGATGTTTGAGGAAGATACGTTTGGAGTTGGTTATATAGAAAAGACGGGATTCGATGGTTTTGAGTATGGATCAAAACCTCATCATGCTAAGGAAGATTGGATGCCTTATCTGCATCCTTATTTTCAGTTAGTTAAAGTAGTAAACTATAAGAAGTTCCATCCGTATGTTCATCATGGAGCACCTTGTTATTTGACAATGCTGCATATTTATAAAAAAGGGCTTTCTGGAAAAATACTTAAAGAGTTTCCTGGATTAGGACACACATCTGGGGGTGGGTGGAATTGGGTGGGGGGACCGAAGGAGTTTATCCGACATGATGTTGCTGGTACTAGACGGGTTCAAAGGAAAATGGGTCGAAGGGAAATAGAAGGTAAGTGGGAATTGAATAGAGGACAGGTTTGATTAAAGGCAGATAAAAAATTTCCACTTGACCTTTTTTTTATAAAGTAGTATTAGGACCATTACATGATAGAAGGTTTGTTTTCTTTAGGAGGAACAAATGCCATGGAACGTGTCTGATGTGGATAATCACAAGAAAGGTCTTACTCCCGCTCAAAAGAAGAAATGGGTGGAGATAGCCAATGGCATTTACAAAGATTGTCTTGCTAAAGGTGGAACGGATAAAACTTGTGCTCCTAAGGCGATCAAGATAGCTAACAGCAAATTCTCGGAGGAATCAATCATGAAGAAGGAAACATTGAAATTGAACCGATCAGCTCTGAGTTTTACCGATCATGATAGTTTTGCTAAAACGGAACCCACTGCTGAAGGAAAACCCCGAAAATTAAAAATGGTTGCTTATTCTGGAAAGATCATCAAAGATCATTGGTATTGGGGTGATCTGGCAATCGATACTTCCGGAATGAAGATGGCTAAGAGGGAAATTCCAATTCTCAATGACCACATGACGCAGGAAAAGATCGGTTTCGGTTCCTTCATTGTAGATGATAAACACGCCCTTATCAATGATGATATGACATTTGTAGATACACCGTTTGCTTCAGAATTTATCAAATTGTCGGATCAAGGCTTCCCGTATGAGGCTTCTTTATATGCAAAACCTCTGAAGATTGAACGTCTTTCAGAAGATGAGAAAGCAGAAGTAAATGGTTTTACGATGAAAGGACCGGGCACAGTCTGGCGTGAGTCAGTGTTAAAAGAGTGTTCCATCGTTACCTTTGGGGCCGACGCGAACACGAAATCGGTAGCCATGGCCGAAGACGAAGAAGTGGTATTGGAAGTAACGCAGTTAAAACAAAAACAGGAAGAGGAGGTTACTATGGATCTGGCAAAGTTGAAAGCCGAGTTCCTTTCTCTGTACGAGGAAGTTATTGCTCTCGGCAAACAGGAGGCTGAAACCGCTTTTGCTGTAGTGAAGACAGGGTTGGAAACGACCATTGCCCAGCTCACTGCCGATAAGGTTCAGCTCACTGCCGATAAAACCAAGTTGTCAGATGACAATAAGGACGTATCGGCAAGACTTCTCAAGGTAGAGAAGGAGAATGCTGTGCGTAGGGAGGAAGAGATTCGTCTTTCCGCAGATAGCATCTTCTCTGCAAAGCTCGTTGCGGCAAGCATTCCCGAAAGACTTCATGCAAAAGTGAAAAAGCAGATTGATTACGGTAAGTTCATCAAAGAGGACAAGCTGGACGTCACTGCTTTCTCCGCGGCTATCGACACCGAGTTGAAGGATTGGGCGCCTGTTGAAGGGGAAGAGCAGTCCGTTCTCGGAATGGGCTACAGCCGTCCGGCTGACGGTGGGGCTGTCGATTCTGATGCAATGGTTGATCGGATGCTGAAAAGTGTGGGTCAGGGGAAAACAGCAACTAACTGATTGAGTGGCTTACGTCGGTTTGCCATTTATTAATCAATAACAGGAGGTATAACGATGCAGAGTTTGACGGGGATTCGTAGTAGCACTCCTCAGATGAATCGGTACCCCGAGGGCCCCGGCATCAAGGCTTTGTTCCATTCAGTCAGGGACATTGCTCTGATTCTGGATAAGACGGTCCAGGCAGGGTATGGGTATCTGAAGGCAGGTACGGTAATGGCTATCAACCTATCTACTGGGGGTGGACATGGGAATCTTGTTCCTTATGTTCCCTCTATCTACAGTGATGTGACTCTCGGAACGGTTTCGGCAATTGGCATTGCCCCGGTTGTTCTGGATAGCATCACGGATCATGTTTATGTGTCTTTAGCTGATTCCTACAAGTTCGTTGTGGGGGACTATCTATATGCTGAAGATGATGACGGACATGGTCCAGTATCTGGCGGTATTATTTCCGATATCGACAGAACTACTTCCACTCTGTATGCAGACATCACGGTAGCAAGTTTGACGGCTACTCATATTTTGGTAGCTGATCATGCTTATGCTTATGTTTACGCAGGAGCAGGTGGTGCCGATGTAGCAAAATACATCCTTGACAAGGATGTAGATACAGGTGTTGGAGAAGAAGCGTTGGGAGCCCTCACTTCGGTGGTGGTATCAAATTGTATCCTTTACAAGAACAGTCTGTACAATCTCACGGATGAGGCCATTACGGATCTTGGTGGGGTTGTAGACGGACGTTTCTTCATAATGAAATAAGGGAGGTGGCGAGATGAAGGGTTCTACGGGTATTCCGGCACTTCAGCTTATCACCTTGAATAAGCTGATTTCCAAGTTCGTAAGACCGCCGAGCAATTTCTTCACAAATTTGTTTCCGTCAAGTCAGTACGATTCGGACACAATCGAGTGGGAACTTGAATACGGTTCCGGCGGCATGACCCCGTTCGTAGCTCCTGGTTCAGTGGCTCCTGCCATCGGTATTGATGGGACAGGTTCTGCTTCGGCTAAGGCTGCGTTCTGGAAAGAAAAGATGTACTTTGATGAGGAGTTCCTCAACAACCTTCGTGAGCCGGGAACTGTGGCAACATACATGAAGGCGGAACGGCAGTTGGCTAAGG